AACGGTGTCCGTTTCCCAGTCACGATCCCGGTTGGTTAGCGCCAGTCAGTTTATCATTCGGGCCGTAGTAGCCACGGAACAGGCCACGAGCACGAGGAACTACCTGAGCGAAGCCATCGTCAATGGCGTCTTCAGTGCCACCACCCGGCAGGTTAAAGGTAGCAGGATAAGTGATGAAACGGACACCGTTGTATACGAAGACATCACTGATACCCCAAGAGAAGTAGTCAGAGAACTCGTCGCGGTAACGAGAGTTGCTAGACCAGTTCAGGTAAGCTTCTTTAACATTCGGGTGAGTAACCAGTTGATCGAAGAAAGACTCAGAGCAGATTACGTCAATACCCTGAATAACAGAGCCAGTGCGGATGTTCTTCTGCACGTTACGCTTCAGCTCAGAAACCTTGTTGTAAACTTCAGTAGTGGCAGTGCCAAGCTCGAAGTTCATGGTAGGTTGAGCGATACCAAACAGAGTGAACATGTTAACCAACTCACCACCATCAGGAGTAGTGGTAATACCCTTAAGGGCTTGGATCATCATGTATTCTTGAGTCTGGTCTACAGCAACACGACCATCTTCGAATTTGTTTTGACGAACGTTTGCCAGAGTCTCCGGGGAATCCGGTGTACCCGGCATACGATGACTCTGAATATCTTCAGGGGTGATGAACTCACTATGCTTGAAGAAGCTCAGAGGAATCGCAAAAGTGCTTACAGAGCGGTCTTTACCAACAGTATCATGGCGAGAACCACGATTCTGAGCAGGTAACAGGGTGATATCTTTCTCATTACGATCAAACAGAACAGAGGTCTGAGTGGTCGGGGACATGTTGAAGATACCCTGAGATTTAACCCAACCATATTGATTAGGAACTTCATTGACTTCTTCAGTCCAATCTACGATACTGTAAAGATTGCTCGGATCACGAGTAGTAGGCATTTTAAATTAACTCCTTAAACTTTATTGTTATCTTAGTATTGTTCACGAACTGCGATGCCGACAGCTTCAAAAGCGTCGTAAACGTCTTGTTCAGAGCCAGTCCAAGTAGCGTCAAGGATCAACGCAGCATCTGCAACAACCGCAGGGCCACGGAACATGACAACGACTTCAGCGTCAGTAGCAGCTTCAAGGTCAACAGCTTCAACTACGATAGCAGCAGGAGCCTCGGAACCATCCACAGCGTCGGAAGCAGAGATGATGTATTTACCAGAAGCGGTGATTTCACCAAGAACTGTACCAATTTCATAAGTGGTAGCAGCGGCTTCTTGAGCAGTTACGACTTTACGGCAGTAACCGTGTTGTGCCCACAGTTCATCTTTTACAAGATTACCCAGCTTAGGAGCACGAGTGCCAATTTGTTCAGCAGTAGCCATTTATAAATTCCTCCAGAGGTTTTATTTGTTGTATCGAGCAGCAGCGGCTTTCTTTTGAGCAGCCTTCTCAGCGGCCAACTGATCTTCAGGCTGCGGTTCACCTTCGTCACCTACCTGAACGTCAAGGCTTGCTTCAATAGCATCCTTGGCAGCATCCAGAGATGCAGTCAGAGCGGTTACGATTTCAGAACCTTCGTTTTCCATCAGGAAAGATGCCAGAGAAGCGGCGTTATCTTCATTGATGAAAGAATATTGAGATAGTTCAGCAGTCATAGCGTCCAGCTTCGCAGCCTTGGCTTTTGCTTTCATCTCAGTAAGTTCGGCTTTAGCTTCAGCAGCGGCAGCAGCTTCTGCCTTAACTTCTTCAAGTTGACGCTGAAGTTCTTCCATAGTTACAGTATCAGTCATTTCTTCTTGACCCTCGTTTTCTAGGTTTGCTTCAGAGGATTCTTGATCCTCTAGGTTAATATCCTCTGATGCTTCAGAGGGAGTAGAAAGGTTTTCTTTGTCTTTGTTTCGTTTGAATAGAGGCATATTCGATGTCCCTTGTTCTTCTGCTTGTTGAGCTAAGTAGTCAATAAACTCAAAGCCTGTCATAATCTTATCAGCCAATCCTAGATCAACAGCTTTAGAGGCTTTGAACGTCTTGGCTTCTGTTGCCATGATTTCTTCTTCAGTCATAGGTCTAAATGATGCAACATGACTTACAAAGTCTAGGTAAAGATCATCCACATCATCCTGAAGACCTTCAATGAAATCTTTCCTCAAATTACCTTTGTCGTCATAAGGAACTTTAGAATCCCCAGAATAAACAAAGATAACCTCGGAACCTTCCTTGATGTCTTTAGGTAGGTCGTTCTTGATGCTAACTACAACACCAATAGAACCCACAGAACCCATAGGGTTTACAATGATTTCATCAGCGATAGAAGCCCAAGCGTACCCAGCAGAAGCAGCAAGAGAGTCACAATAAGCAAGAATCTTTACGCCATTCTCATCTGCAATCTTTCGCGCCTGTTTAGAATACTCGAAGGTTCCATGAGCAGAGCCACCCGGTGAGTCAATATCCAAAGCGACAATCTTAGCACCTTGTTCAATCGCAGATTCTATTCGAGCATATATGGACTGGTGACTTTGAAAACCACAAAGAGCATTGATAAAATCATGACGATAAGTAATCCCGCCATCAATAGAGATGACCGAAACACCATTCTCGACAGAAACTTCCTCGTAGAAATCCCGTGCTTCTTCAAGAGACCCAACAGCGAACTCGGCGTCATTGTTCCTACCTCTCAAATAATCCTCATAACTTTCAAGAGCATCTCTAGTCAGCAAATGAGGTGTGTTCTTAAGACTCTGAGCAAGTCTTACAAGTTTGTGAGACATTTAGAATCTCCTAAGTATTTTCATTGAAGTCTTTAGCATCCTCTTCCATCATCAAGTAATCGTGACCTCTGATATTCACTTTGACGAAACCATCAGGAACTGAAGCATTCTCGTTGTTGGACGTAGAGTTATCACCACCGACAGAATCACTGGTTCCATTTCCAGAACCTTTAGCCATACCATCGCCAGCCCTAGATGTCCCTTTGTCAGTCTCAGGCATAGGTTTTCCATAGTCAGGCTTAGGAAGTCCAGCGAGTCTACGAAGTTCAGCGTCGAGGTCTTTGTCTTTACTAATGAACCCTACAGAACCAGCCCTTTGAATGAACTTACCCATCTCATCAAGGTCTCTCTGATCAATATCACCGAATGTAAACTTAGGCATCTCAGACGCTTTAAACTTCCAACCGTTCAGAGCAAGAGTCTGAGGAACAAGGTCACGGTTGATTACATCGGCAATAATGTTCAGGTAATACTCAAGAGAGAGTGCTAGGACATTATTTTTGTTATCTGACAAAGCATAAGAACCTGACCCGTCTTGGCCAAGTTTCAGCACATCAGCAAGGAACACAGTGAAGATTTCATTCTGCTTCCGCAGGATAACCTTAGATGTGTCGTATTGTTTTCCACCACCATCAACCCCTGTGAGTTTGAAGTGGAACAGAGGTTTCCCGCCTTCATCATAAGCAATCGGAGTGATTACATAAGATTGTTCACCGGCACTAAGGTTTGCAGCATCCTTTTTCATTTGCTCGATGTTCTGAGCTTCAGGCCCGTTAGGGTCTTGAGCAGCCTTTGAGAGATACTCAGCATCTACACCAATGTCAACGATACCAGCAAGGTCTTTAGTCATCCCCACAAGCTCTAAGTCTTCAGCGAGTGTCTTTTGCTTCCATGGAACATAACAACCTTTTAGCGCAGCAGTACCTTCAGGATTCCCGGCAACACCGTTAACAACGAAGTGCATGAACTTATTTCGAGGGATAGTCACTTCACCTCTTTCAGAGTTGACTCCGATCATCGAAGGGTTCTGTTTAACCCCAATAAGATCATGAGTTTTCTCATCGAATACCCAGCCAGTCAAAGTGTCTGCTGGACGGGAAGGAAGAGTTTTCCATTTAATCTTCCCTGTGTATTCTCCAGAGTTAACCTTAGTGAATACTTTCTCATTCACTTGAAACCCGTTGAATACTGCCTCTACAGACTCCGAGATGAACTCCCTCCAAGACATATTATCCATATTGTCTTTACAGAAGGAGAGATACTCAGAAGCTTTTACGACATCATCAGAAGAATCATCAGAATACTCAACATGCCATTCTACTTTGGTAAGCATAATCTTGATGAAATTCTTAACAGATGCAATTGTCGGATCAAGAGACATCTTTTTATATGTAGCAGCAGCGTATGGCCAGCGAAGCTCTGTACGAGATTCTTCGTAAATGTGACCATTGACTTGTCTTAGACCGTTGTAACCGACAGGGCCAAGTTTAAACCTTGAGACGGATTCACTTTCATTAGACTTGCCAACGCTGTCCACTTTAACATCATCCGCCATTTATAACCCCTCTTTGTATGTTTTGTATTTTGTTGGAGATGACTTACCAAGACCTCCAAGACTAAACTCAGGGATCACCCTTTCTTTCGTCAGGATATTGAATGCAGAGGCACAGGAATCCGCAATATCATCTTTGCGATTTGCGCTAGACCTTTCATCAGAAAAACCCTCAAGCTCATTGTAGAAATGCTCAAGTTCCTCTCTGGAATTGAAAGAGTCTTCCAAGATGTAAACGAGACCATTCTGAGCAGCCGCAGAGAAAGGCTCAAACTTCTTAACCTTCGATTTGTTATTTGGCATAGGGTCTTTCTTGACCAAATAACCTTCTTCGGTTAGCTTCTTAACCCATTCAGTAAAAGCAAACTTCCCAGCACCACCTGGGATCGTGACTGGGAAAC